TTATAAAGCTGTCTAGTGGTGAAGAAATTATTTGTAAACTTGTTGAACCTGAGAAACCTACAAGATTTCTTATTTCAAATCCTCTTCAACTTTCCTCTGCTCCAAAAGTTACTAAAAATGGCATTGAAGAAGCAATCTCTCTAAAAAGATGGATTCATTTTGCAGAAGAAACTGTATACGATGTTCCTAAATCCCAAGTTATTCTTGTAGCAACAGCTTCAATTGGATTAGTAAAATTCTATGAACATTGTGTACATAGAATGAATCAAGAAGATGCTAATATATATTCTCCACCATCCAAAAGAGATTTAGATGGTATTGAGGATGAAGACTTATTTGATGATATGGATGATTACATAATATCATCTAAGCTTATGCATTAGATCTATTCATTCTCAAACCCAGCATAGCAAATATACCCTGTTGTCAAGAGAAAGTCAAGAGGTTTTTACAAATAAAGTTATTTTAATTTATCTATTGACAACTATTACAATATATAGTATATTATATGAATAGTTACAACTAAGTGTAACAAAAATGTGGAGTTATTATGGCTAAAAAACCAAAAGGAGCACATTATGTAAATAATGCTGAGTTCCTAGAAGCAATGAAAGTTTGGAAAGACCGTTGCAAAGAAGCAGAGGAACTAGGTGACCCACAACCACCAGTTTCAAATTATATCGGTGAATGTTTCTTGAAAATTGCTAACCATCTTTCCTACCGACCAAATTTTATCAATTATACCTATAGAGAAGAAATGATTTCTGATGGAATTGAGAACTGTTTGCAATATGCACACAACTTTAATCCAGAGAAATCAAAGAATCCTTTTGCGTATTTTACACAAATCATTTACTATGCATTCTTGCGTAGAATTCAAAAAGAAAAGAAACAACAGCACATCAAACATAAAATCATTGAAAATATGAGTGTTGATGTAATGGCAGTTGGTGAAGACATGGAACAAGCACAGTTTGTTGATTATTTACAGAAGAACTTCTTACCTGCTGAAGCTGTCTATAAACCCAAAAAGAAAAATAAGTCTGAACCAAAAGGACTTGAAAAATTTTATGATGATGAAGGTGAAGAGATAGATGAAGATAGCGCTGATAACTGATTCACACTTTGGCGCAAGAAACGATAACCTATCATTCAACGAATACTTCTTCAAGTTCTGGGAAGAGGTATTCTTTCCTTACATTGAAGAAAATGGCATTGATACGGTTATTCACTTGGGTGATGTTATGGACAGACGTAAGTTTGTTTCGTACAAGATTGCTCAAGACTTTCGCACAAGGTTTATCCAAAGATTTGTAGACAAAGGCGTTACCCTTCATATGATGGTGGGTAATCACGATACATTCTACAAAAACACAAATGATGTCAACTCTCTTGCCGAACTGGTAGAAGGAAGATACCCCAAGATCTTCATATATCCAGAGGCGATTACCATTCCGTTTGATGGCACACCTATCTGTTTCCTACCTTGGATTTGTCCAGAAAACTATGCACATACGATGGAACATATCAAAGACACCAAAGCACAAGTTGCAATGGGTCATTTGGAAATAAATGGTTTTGAGATGCACGCCGGACACTTTGCAGAAGGTGGATATGACAAACAATTCCTAAACAAATTCGACACAGTATTCTCTGGTCACTTCCATAAGAAGTCTGATGATGGACACATCTATTATTTGGGTAATACCTATCAGATGACATGGAGTGACAATGGCTGTCCAAAGGGTTTCCATATCTTTGACACAGAGACTAGAGAACTAGAACGAATCATCAACCCATTTACTATATTTGAAAAAGTATACTATGACGAAAGCATAATGGACTATAATTCATTTGATGTCTTGACATTGAAGGAAAAGTATGTTAAGATAATAGTAGTAAATAAAAAAGACTTCTATCAGTTTGATAGATTCATTGATAAGGTACTTTCTGAATCTGGAGCCCATGAGGTAAAGATTGTAGAAGACTTTAGTGAATTGGATGCGTCTAATGTTGATGATGCAATCGTAGAGAATGCAGAAGATACTATGACACTCCTTGAGCGTTACATTGATGAACTTGATGTGACATTGGACAAGAAAAGACTGACTAATATGATGAAGTCGTTGTATGTAGAAGCGAGTGACCTAGAACTGTGATTATAGATTTTTGTTGTATATGTGGAGTTACTGATAATTTACACAACCATCATATTGTTCCTGTATCTAAAGGCGGTTCAGAAGAAGAAACTAACATGATAACTTTATGCACTAAACATCATGCCTGGATTCATGGATTAAAACCTACATCTTGGAACAATCATTCCAAACTAATAGTAGAGGGGCAACAGAAGGCAAAGTCAAAAGGCAAACATATTGGACGCCCATCAAGACTAACTGATGATAAGATTGAAAAAATAAGATATTTCAGAGAGGAAGAAAAATATGGTATTCGTAGGATAGCAACAACCTTAAACATTGGAGTTGGAACTGTCTACAAAGTTATGGAACAGGAATTGATATTTTGATTACTTTTAAATGTGTGCGTTGGAAGAACTTTCTTTCAACAGGAAACCAATTTACAGAAATACAGTTGGATAGAAGTCCAACCACACTAATCATTGGCGAAAACGGAGCAGGCAAGTCTACTATTCTTGATGCACTCTGTTTTGGTCTCTTCAATAAACCCTTTCGTAATATCTCTAAAGGACAACTTGTAAACTCAGTCAACGGTGGCGGCGCTGTCGTTGAGGTTGAGTTTGAGGTTGGTACTAAGAGTGTTCGTGTTATGCGTGGTATCAAACCAAATAAATTTGAAGTATATATAAATAATACACTGATTAATCAGGATGCAAATGCTCGTGATTATCAGAAACATTTGGAACAACAAGTTATGGGATTGAACTACCGTTCTTTCACACAGGTTGTTATTCTAGGTTCTTCTACATTTGTTCCATTCATGCAGTTGCCGACTAAGGCTCGCCGTGAAGTAGTAGAAGATATTCTTGATATTAAGATTTTCTCACTAATGAACTTCTTACTCAAGAATAAGACAAAGGAATTAAACGAAGAAACTCGTAATATTACATATCAATATGACTTGACAAAAGAAAAGATAACTCTGCAAGAAAAATTCATCAAGGAGGTGATAAACAACAAGACAGAGATTATCGCTGAGAATAGACAAAAAATAAACGATAACAACTCTACTATTTCCAAACGACATGACGATATCAATTCACATGAAGTGCAGAAAGAGGAGTTGTCTTTTGACGCTGAAGAAAAACTAAGGGTTGAGACCACACTAAAGAAATTAACTCAAACAGAGGCTGCACTCAAAAACAGAAAGTCAGAACATGATCGCCAAATCAAATTTTTCAAGAACAACTCAGACTGCCCGACTTGCGAACAGTCAATTACAGAATCAACTAAGCAGACGCAGATTAAATCTAGAACCGACAAAATCAGAGCAATTGAAGACGGTATCGGAGATTTACAAAGAATGGAATCAGAAGAACAAGACAGACTCCAATCAATCCTAGTAGATTTAGATACTATTCGTAGACACGATGTTGAAATTGCAAAGATTAGAACCACTATCAAAGAACTAGAAAAGTTCAATGCCAGATTGGAACAGGATATTCAAACATATGAGAGTGGTTCTATCTCTGATGATGATAAAGAGAAACTTGCTAAACTTAAAGGACAGATTGAATTCATTGAAGAACAAAAGTCCAAACTAACAGAAGATAAGTTTTACATTGATGTCGCTCGTAATCTATTACAAGACACAGGCATTAAGACTAAAATTATTAAACAATACTTACCAATTATGAACAAATTGGTAAACACATATCTATCCTCTATGGATTTCTTTGTCAACTTTAATATTGACGAAAACTTCAACGAAACTATCAAGTCACGTTTTCGTGATGAGTTCTCTTATGCATCATTCTCTGAAGGCGAGAAAATGCGTATCGACTTGGCACTACTCTTTACATGGAGAGCGATTGCCAAAATGAAA